ACAAATACTAAAACGATTATTATGAAATGTATCAACCATTTCTTTTTGAAAGTTATATAATTTAAATTGTTGTAATCCGTGATCAAGTGTAACGATCTGAATATAATTTGTAATAAAGTGAATAGGATTTTCTTGACAGCGTATAAATTCTTCTACTTGCTTTTTAGTAAACTTTACTTTTTGATTGGCTGCCTTAAGATTAGGATTACCTAGATATGTCTTTTCCATTTTTCTTTATCAATTTCTGTAATTCTGCTGTTGACCCAACAAATAAATTATTTTCAACCTTGTTGGGTCCTTTAACTACTTCATCATTTAGTTTTTTCATTTTCTCTTGTAACACCAAAAGTTTCTCTGTCACTTCACCTACATTTTTAATTAGTGTTCCTGCGACTTCATATGCTCGTGGGTGGTCGGTGTCTTTTGCCAATTGCACAATACCATCAATGGCATCTTGACCCCTTTCAACAAGATTGTATAGATTTTCACGACTATATTTGTAATCGCTATCTATATCCTCTTTTTCTTTGGGACGAGGTATAACTGGTTTATTCTCAACGGGCACGACATTTTTTTCTGTAATGTCTAGTATCTCGTTGAGTTTATCCTCAACCTTTTTCATTAGCTATCTTTATCTGTACCAGAAGCAGGATCATATGTGTCAGCATCTTGGAAAAAAGAATGTTCTTCGTTAAATCCAAAGTTATCATCAGCATCTGCTGTTGTTGGATTAGGTGTGACAACCAATCTCTGTTCTCTTTTTGCTTCGTTAACTGCGGTACTGGTATATTGATCAACCTGAACTCTTTTAATAATTTTTTGACTTGTGACAGGTCCATACAAATACATTTTTGCTGTAAAGTTTAATGTGTACATAATAACTCGTCTTTCAGTAAATGCACCATCATAACTATCTTCATATGAAACATCATTTAATACGATAGGTACATCTCTTACTACTTCTAATGTAGGTAAGACATTGAGTGTTATTGTATAATCTGGTTGAAATGTTGGAAGTATTTGTTCGACCACTTGTAAAGCATCTTCACTATTTTTTGCCATTGCAAATAAACTAAATCCAACATTATAAGGTACGGGCATGTAAGATTGTTGTAATGACTTACTATCTGCACCTTTTACTTTTTTAAACTTTTGTATTCTATTTAATTTTCTCGCAGGATCATATTGTAGTGTTGTCATTTCAAAACCTATACGAGGTAATGTTAATGCTGTTGATTTTGGATCAGTAGCACTTCTTGCACTATCTTGATCAATACGAGTTAAAAATTTTTGTCTTGGTCCATATGCTAAAGGTACTTTCATTTTTTGAATTACTTTACCAGTTGAATTTTTACGATAAACATATAAATCGTTAAATAAAGTACCAAATGCAACAACCGTTTTTCTTATCAATTCATGGTATTGTGCGTCTTTAAACATGATATCTCCTAGTTATCTCTTGGGTCACCAAATGGATTTTTTTCTGTGAAATCAAAGATATCATTATTTGGGTTGAAATCATCAATTCCAGCTGCTGTATCAAAAGCAGAATTACTTGCACCATCTGAATCCGTTGCTAAATTGTTTGTGACAGCGTCTTCTAGTATTATATATTCAACATAAGTTGGATCATCTTCATATAATATATTATCGCCATCTGTTTCATCTACTAAGTATTCACCAGCTTCTGTTAGAATTGCTTCTACATCACCAGCAATATTTTCTGAAAGTAAAGAACCAGATGAAGTAGTTCCACTTTCAAGTGTAATTTGATTTTCTAATAAATCAAGTGTGACTGAATCTAATCTATCGTCAATATCTGACACACCAGTTTCAACACTTTCTGAAGCATAATCCCAAGTAGAACATTTTAATTTAAAGATAGGAAGATCATTGATTTGATACATTGGATCTTCATCTTCAACAAAATCTACTTGGAAGAATTTTTTAAATCGTGACATCCAAATAATGTCACCTTCTCTTGGTCTGTTAATTGAAAGTGTATTGGAACTATTATCGACTAATATTTCAAAAGTTCGTCTAGCAACCACAAGGGTTACTTCGTCTCTCATATCTAAACCAAACTTACCTATCAGATCACCTTGACCGGCAAAACCATTTACATCTTCCACATACATTTCAATAGCATATGCATCTGTAAATTTATCTGTACTGTTACCTAAAACAGTATCTCTAGTTATTTCTTCTCTAGGTAAATAGTAAGTATCTTGACCATAGATTTTTAATTGTTCTATGATTAAATCTTCATAAAGATTTTTTTCTGCTTGAGTTCCATGACTGAAATAAGTATTTCTCATGGTTTATCCTACCATATAGTGTGGTGGTAATTCGTATGCTAGTTGTATTTGTTCCTCAAGTCTGTTAAGTTCTTCTTGTGCCTGTGTATAAATCTGTTCACCATTTAATTGAACACCACCCAACATCGCTACACCTTGAAACTTAGATAAGTTAGTGCCCCATTGTTTTTTAACTAATTGTATGAGATACTTTTTTAAAAAGATATCATCAAACACATCAGAAAAATTTGAACCATCTAATTTACGATAACATTCTATGATTAAAAAATCACCTGCGTCAATATCGTTTTGCCAATCCATATCAATATATAATCTATTTGTGTGTGCGTTAAATCTTACAGGTCTTTCTCCAACAAGTATATGATCTAATAAATCTAAATGTCTGAGTGTCATATCATAGTGTATAATACTTGTAGATGAAAAATCATACAGATCATTTAATCGTAATTGATATCTTACATCAAATAAATTTAATGCGGCCTTATCTGTAAAAGGAAATACTTGAACTACGGACATAACATTTGAAGGCATAGGTATATAATTCTTACCTTCTTTGAAACTTGCTGTGACTGTGGAATCTCTACTATCTGTTACAGTAGCTAATGTTTCATCGCTTCTTGCTCTAGTAATATCATCAGCTTGTACTTGATATTTAAGATACATTCTTTCAACACCATCATAATGATACTGTGCGAAATATTGCAATGCTTCATCAATACGATCTTCTACCTGATCATCTTCAACATTAATCTCAATGACCGGTTTTCCTAATGCACGAAGAGCATATTGTTTTAAAGTTTCTCTACTTGTAATCGGGTTATTTTGTGCCATGTTATAGTCCTTATCTGACTATTTATAATTATCCAAGTGCTACCGCTTGTGCGATTGCAAATGCTGCCGTTGTTTTTGAGTCTAATTGTGTTTGAATAGCATCTGTTACGCCTGAAAGATGTCCTAATTCTGTGCTAGTCACACTTGTTGCTGAAACATCACCATTACTATCAGATGCCAATGCTCTTGAGGCAGTAAGGTCTTCCATTTTACTAAACTCAATACCAGCAGATGATTTGATGTCAGCATTTGCTATATTTGTAATAGTGTTATTATCACTATCAATAGACTTGTTTGTTAGTGTATCCGTAGATGTTCTTGAAACTAAAGTTGCATTGGAAACAGCAGTATTAAGTTGTGCGAAAGTTGTTGTAAGTGTATTGTTTGCGAGACTAATAGATTTGTTTGTTAGTGTATCAGTTGTGTCTTTTAATACAATCGTACCTGTTGCATTAGGTAATGATATTGTTCTATCTGCTGTTGGATCAACAGTAGTAAGAGTTGTTTCAAAACTATCTGCTGTTGCACCTTCAAATACAAAAGCATTTTGAATACTAACAGTTGTCGAATCGACTGTTGTAGTTGTACCTGAAACTGATAAGTTTCCTGTGACTGTTAAATTATTACCTATTGTGACATTATCTGGTAAAGAAATTGTAACGGTACCAGAACTTTCTGTGACAGTAACTTCATTTGCTGTGCCTGAAAAAGTAATTGTACCACCTAATGCTGTTGCAGTAGAATTACCACCATCTGAAACTGTAATTGTTGAGTTTGCTAACTTAGCATTTGCAATAGATCCTGCTAACTGAGCATTTGTAATCGTACCAGATAAAGATGTTGTAGGATAATTAGTTGCGTCTGATAAATCAAAAGCTGGTGTAGTATCACTGGCACCTAAGGCAAGAGAAACTCCACCAAAATTTATACTAGAGTTTGCTAATTTATCATTTGCAATAGATCCTGCCAATTGTGCATTTGTGATTGTGCCTGATAATGATGTTGTAGGATAATTAGTTGCGTCTGATAAATCAAAAGCTGGCGTTGCGTCTGTTCCACCTAAAGATAATTGAACGCCACCATATGATACAGTTGAATTACTTAATTTTGAATTACCTATACTACCTGCAAGTTTTGTGGCTGCAATTGAACCTGCCAACATTGTATTTGTAACTGAACCTGTGTCGCCTGTTGTGACAATTGTACCTGAAACATTTGGTATTGTGATTGTTCTATCTGCGGTTGGATCTGTGACTGCAAGAGTTGTTTCGAAACTATCAGCAGTTGAACCTTCGAATATAATTTCATTAATTGCAGGACTTGTTAATGTTTTATTTGTAAGTGTTTGAGAACCAGTTAAAGTAGCAACAGTTGAATCAATTGCAAAAGTTACAGCATTACCACTACCACTTGTATCAATACCTGTACCACCTGTAAATGTTAGAGATTCAGAATCTAAATCAATATTTAATGCACCACCACTATCTGCTTGAAAGTCTAAGTCTTGAGCAGTCACTTGACTATCGACATATGCTTTAATTGCTTTTGCTGATGCAAGAGTTGTGTCTGTTCCTGCAACACTACTTAAATCTGTATCAAGAACACCTGATTTAAGATTATCTACTTCAATGTTAGATATTGTATTGTTATCAGCATCAATAGTTTTATTTGTTAATGTGTCAGTTGTATCTGCTAAAACAATAGTGCCAGTTGCGTTTGGTAAAGTAATTGTTCTATCTGCTGTAGGATCAACAGTTGTTAATGTTGTCTCAAAACTATCAGCAGTTGAGCCTTCAAAAGTAAATGAAGCCGCATTGATAGCCATACCTGTAATTATAGGATTGTTTATTGTAGGACTTGTTAATGTTTTATTTGTTAATGTTTCTGAACCTGTAAGAGATACGAAACTATCACTTTGTAATGCACTATTAAACTCTGCAAGTGAACCTGTAAGTGTGTTACTTCCTAAATCAATAGATTTATTTGTAAGTGTTTTTGATGTGTCAGAAAATAAAGTATCTAATTGTGCAAGTGTGACACGACCCTCAGTACCACCATCTGATAATAAAAGTAAATCAGTAGTCGCTAATGTAGCACTTGTTAAATCAGTTGCACCATCAATATTGACGATTGCTTCTACATTACCAAACTCTAATGCACTCGCACCAGAATTTACTTTCAATACTTGACCAGCAGTACCTATTGATAGTGATGCACCAAGACCACCATGTGTTAGACCTATTGTATCGCCAGTTTGAAATTCTGCTAAACCTGTTGCGACATTACTATCGTTAAAGACTGCTCTGATTGGTGTTTTATTTGCCATATCTTATATTTAGAACTGAAAAAGAGTAGGGTCGCTATCTGCTAAAGCATCACCATTACTCAATGTAAAAGTTTTTGTTCCTGTAAAAACAAACTTATCATCAATAACCGCATTGAACTCAAAGTCTGCATTTTTTGTACTTAATCCACCTGACGCACTAAAGAAAGGTATTACCCTTGATACTTGTCCAGCTGCACCAGATGTACCTGTTGATACAACCGCTAATTCGTTTGATCCTGCTTTTGAACCTGCAGGTAATGTTGCACCTGTAGCAGCAATATTAATTGAACCTGAACCATCTGAACTAATTGTCGCACCTGCAAGGTCAATTGATTCTGATGATAAGTAAATATCTCTAAATCTTTTTGTTGGACTACCTATATCGTATGTGTTAGTCGTGTCAGGTAATATACTTTGACTAACAGAACTAAAATCTGTTGCGACTTCACCAAAATCATATTTACCTGTTGATGAGTTAAACTTAATAGCAAACCCATTTTGTTGAGTAGATGTATCAACATCATCTAAATCTTTTAATGCACCTGCACCACCTCCACTACTGTGTGATTGAGAAACTTTAATTAATTGTTTTGTTAAATTGTTTAATCGTTTTTCTAAACTTTCGACTGATGGTGGAACCTTCTTAGGTTTTTGTGCCTTTTCTATTTTATCTAATTCTTTTGTAGTTAGTTCTATAATAGGAGAAACTTGTTTAATCTCACTAACTTCTACTTTTTCTTCTACCTTTTTCTTTTTTACTGCTTTTTTATTTTTTGGTTTTTCTTGACCAGGTGTAATCTCTTTTGTATGATCAACATAATCTTGTGTGCCAATAGCATAACTTTCTTCTTTAGGTTCTGTTTCTTTTGCTAGTTGTGATAGTTGAGATAATAGTCCTACCTTTTCTTCTTTGGTAGTAATGTCTTCTTTTTTCTTTTCAGGTTCTACAAATAATTTTTGTTTTTTCTTTTTATCGTCTTTTGCTACTTCAGACAGTTCTGCCATCATAGAAGCAAACGAAGTATCTTGATTTATCTTTTCTACTTTTTCTTGAACTTTTTTTTGTTCTTCTTTTTTTACTTGTGATAATTCACTTAATAGAGAACTTAAATCAGATGAAACATCAATATTATCTTTACTCATATCTATCTCGTTACATTAGGTCTCACAATGACTGTGCCTTGTATAGGTCTGGTAACGGTACTATCTGATGCAGTAATTTCTAAATCATAAACATATCGTCCTTCTTCTAAAGCTGCAGTTTGAGTTGGAGTTAAACTTAATGTAATTTTACCTGTAGAAGTATCAGAATCTATTGTTGTAGTAAATGCTGTTGATGAAGATGATGAATATGATTTACGAATTTGTGCCGCAGCAGTATAACCAGATAAATTTAAGATACTATCATTTTGATATACTGTTATAACTGTGCTAAATGTTGCCCCTTGATCCATTGATAAATTTGCAATAGCGGCGACATTTGGCGAAGTCGTGACTGTGGTTGTTGGCATACTAAAATTCTCCTGTTCATACTATTTATGTATTTTAATAAGTTATATTAGTATATCAATTAGTTTTATACCAAGAAGGTAGTCCTAAATGAAGTCTAGAATCGTAAATATTTTTGTCTGCACCAGGTGTTTCTGCGTTATTATAATGTAAGAATACTTGCCCACAATCTTCTCCATCAAATGCTTCACGCCAATGTTCACATAAATTGCCTTTATATACTAACATATCGCCGGGTTTAAGAGTAACTTTTTTACCATCAGTCATATCTGATTTGTATTGTCCGTCTTTTACTCCACCTTTTTTAGGATTAGGTTCAATGTAGATAGGCCAATCATCTCCACCAAGATTCATTGTTGTTGATATTTCACAAGAAAATCTATCTTTATGTCTATGTAATACATCGCCTTTTTTATAGATACGAGCATATGAATATGTTGGTATCAGTTTCATACCTGTATGTTTTTCCATAACAGGTTGTGTTTTGAGTAATAAAGTATCCATTGCAATATCACCATAATGTGAATATGTTTCTGGCACTTGTTCATCATTCCATACTCCAAACTCTGTTGTAAATGGTGAGATATATCGTGTATCAAACATTGTTCTTGCGACTTGTCTTTTCATCAAAAAATAATTATAAACAAATTCTGCAATCTTTGGGTCTAATGCTTTTTTAATTACTGTGTAATTGTTTTTATCAAATTCAGTTTTAGTAGGCGCCATCTTTCACTCCTTGTATTATCTCATTACGAACTGCTTGAATGTTAAAATGTATAAATCTAAAATCTTCATAACCATCATGAACTGTATATTGATGTGGCATGTATGAATTAAAGAATATTAATGTACCAGGTTTAGGCACATAATGTACTTGATCATTTGCATATGATAATGCTGTTCTGTCTTTAGGTTTTAGTCCAGTCATCAATGCACCTGGTCTTGGATCATGAAAAACAGGTAATGATGTATTCGGTGAACATTTAAGATAATAGAAACCAGATATATGATTATCTGAATGAATGTGTGTGTTATGATGACCACCACCATTCTTACTAAACTCTTGAACCCAACACTCTGTAAAATACATTGTGTATTTCGACATATCAAACCCTTGTTGATCTAATATGTTGTGTGCTGTGTTTCCACAATATTGAACAAACTCTTGTAATGCAGGATCATGTTCAATAGGTCCTGAATGATATGACATACCCATATCTTTTACAGCGTTATAATGCTTAGTGCCTAACTTTTTCTTTTTTTCTTCTAGTTTAGATTTTTCTCTTTTATATGCTTCTTTAATGTGCTTGTCACATGCTTTATCAATTTTTGGAACCCACTCTGGTTTTTCAATTGAATAAACAGGACAAGAAAAATAGTTTTGTGTATTTAATTGATCTTGACTTGTTAATACTGCCATAATATACTCCTATCTAAATGGATATCCTAGATTCCATATGACTAAGGAATATCTAGTACCTTTTGTGACTGGTGCAACTCTATGCCAAACAAAACTAGGAAAGACAATAATAGAACCACGAGGTCTTATTTCATGACATTCATGTATTGCTTTCTTTTTATCTCGTTCCCAATCTTTTTGATTTCTCATATCAAACTCTAAATTACCACCTTCATATTCATCTGGATTTGATAATGATATTGTAACTGATAATTTTCTTATTTTGCCGTGTGAGTTAGGATCATTTGGTTTGTTATATGGTTTGTCCCAACTATCACAATGCCAACCATAATATTGACCTAGACCATATTTTGTAAACTGACATGATTCTGAAAAATCCCAATCAAAGTTCCAACCTGCTTTTGTGTTTGCTTCTCTTATGTAAGGTTGTATTTCTTTATATAACCATGCGTCATTCATCCAAACAATGTCGGATTTTCTTTTTACATGAAGTTCTTTAATTGCTGATTTTTTTATCTTACCAGATTTGGTTTTATTTTCTAAATTTTCTTGCATACCACCAGTCAATGCCATCTCTGGTTTATGTTGTAAACCATAATTGATGATATCATCACACAGACGAGGAGTTAATGCTGATTGAAAATAATAATAGTAATGTTGTAAATTCATTGTATAATCACCTTCTTAATATATAGTAGTCTTAAAAAAGACTAATTACTGATACTTGTATCGTATAATAACAACACCAGATCCCCCAGCACCACTAGGATTATTAACACTACCAGCAGTTCTACCACCACCGCCACCACCGCCTCCGGTGTTTGTTGTTCCAGCAGTTCCAGAAGTACCAGGACCTTCACCACCACCAGGTCCACCACCTCCATAACCACCAGTACCACCTCCGCCAGCAGGACCAGCGCCTCCGGCACCACCACCTGAATAGTATCTCAATGAACCACTTGGTCCAGGAGTTCCCACAGAACAAGAAGAATTAATAGCTGTTCCTCCTCCTGTTCCACCAGGTCCTCCGTTTCTATCTGGATTATTATTTCCTGTGCCTGTAGCGCCCCCACCACCAGCGCCTGAAAGATTTGTTGTATCAGTTTCTGGAGAACCATTATTACCTTGAGGTGGACTTACGGGAGGTGTATTTCCTGAACCACCTGTTCCTGAAGTTGAAGCAGCACCGCCACCAGAGCCACCAGAGCCACCATTACCACAAGAAGGAATACCACCTTCTCCCCCACCAGCAGATGTGATTGTACTAAAAACTGAATTAGAACCACCTTGTCCTCTAGCTCCACAAGAAGTAGAAGCACCTCCACCACCTACTGTTACAGGAAATGTTGTAGCACTTACTGTTAATCCAGTAGTGTTTGCTAAAGGTGAAGCTGTGTGTGGAGAAGATATTCCTGAATCTTTAGATTCTCTAAAACCTCCAGCACCACCACCGCCACCAGCACCAGAACCACCTGAGGCTCCACCAGCAATAACAAGATAATCAACTTTTGTTCCACTATCACCAGCGGCACAATTTCCTATACTTGAAACTACAAAACATCCATCACCAGTAAAGGTATGTACTTTAAAATCTCCTGTTGTTGTGACTGTTCCACCTGTTGCAGAAATAAATGTAGGAAAAAGTTCTGCTACATTACTTTCATTTGTATATAACCAACCTTTTGTTGCATCAACATATACAAGAGAAAGTGAAGCACGATTTGTAGATATTAAACTATCATTTGCCACACCTTGAATATTGTGTCCATTTCGTTGAATTGTTAAATTATTTGTACCAAAATTACCTGCGTAATCTTTAATAGAAATTAAATCTCCTGCACTTGCACTTAATGGTAGTTTTACAATACCAGCTGCACTTGTATTATTAATAAAATAACCTCGACCTGCAACCATTGTAGTAACTGTACTTCCGTCTGATGCAACGACTGATTGCCATTGAACAGGTGGTACTCCAGAACTTGCCCCTAGTGATATTGACTGTCCATTTACCGTAATACTATTGTTTGATAGTTTATCATTAGCAATAGAACCTGCTAATTTTGCATTTGTGATTGTTCCGTCAGCAATATCTACCGCTGCGACTGAACAATCTACTAAACCTTTTGTACCTATTTGATCTACACCCATAATTCTATTTATTCCTTATTGATATTTATATCGAATTATTACTATACCTGAACCACCACCTACAAGTGAAGCTGGGTCACCTTGAGATGGATAAGCAAAATATCCACCACCACCTCCGCCTGTATTTGCTGAACCACCAGTTGACGGAGTTAATGATTGAGGACTACCTGATCCTCCAAAACCACCGTTTCCACCACCACCTGATCCGCCAGAACCAGCAGGAGATACCATCGCACCTCCACCACCACCTCCGGCATATGTTACAGAACTTCCTGTGATTGAATTACTAGAACCAGCACCGCCATTACCTGTGGTACCAGCACCACCAGCACCACCTCCACCACCAGCAAGTCGAGTTGGTTGATTACCGTCACCATTACCTCCAGAATTACCTTGAGGTGGACTTACAGGAGGTGTATTTCCACTACCACCTGTTCCAAATGTTGGAGAACAAAAACCATTTGAACCTCCTCCACCACCTGAACCGCCAGAAGTACCATTTGTACGATTACCTGATCCACCACCAGCAGATGTGATTGTTGAAAAAATTGAATTAGAACCAGATTGACCACTACCACCACCACCACCTACTGTGACTGGATATGTTGTAGCAGAAATAGGAAAAGCACCAGCATTACAACCTGGACTTGGAAAAGTTGTTCGATAACCACCAGCACCGCCGCCACCAGATGAAAATCCATTTTGACCTCGTGCTGATGCTCCACCACCAGCGACTGCAAGATAATCAACATTACTTGGTCCGCCTGTTGGTATTGTAGGTGAATTTCCTAAAGTAGAAACAACAAAACATCCGTCACCAGTGAATGTATGAATTTTAAAATCACCTGATGTAGTGATCGTACCACCTGTTGCTTCTGTGAATATTGGTTTTGCTAAACTAGCAACATTATGTTCGTCTATATATAACCAACCTTTTGTTGCATCTACATAAACTAATACAAGACTAGCACGATTTGTAGATATTAAACTATCATTTGCCACACCTTGAATGTTATGACTGTTTCTTTGTATAGTGAGATTGTTTGTGCCAAAATTACCTGCATAGTCTTTGATTGCAACAAAATCACCTATTGATGCACTTGCTGGTAATTTAACTAAACCTGCGGCACTTGAATTATCAACAAAATATCCACGACCAGAAACCATTGTTGTAACAGTCGATCCATCTGATGTAATTTTAGATTGCCAATCTACAAGATTGAGAGAATTATCAGTACCACCTAGTGATATTGCTTGACCACCTATTGTAATTGTACTATTTGATAACTTAGAGTTTTCAATAGAACCTGCAAGTTTATCAGCAGGAACTGATCCTGGCGCAAAATCTGCTGCCAAAATCGAACCATCAGTAATACCTCTAGAACCTAGTTTTGAAAGAGCCATGCAACTATTTATAAATTATAGCACACTTAAATCCCATGATATTATTTTTTTAATTTTCTTACTTTCATTAGGTGGACTAAAATGTTGTATAAATGAAGGAACAACAACGATTGAACCCTCTTGTATAGGTATGGGTAGATAAACTGTTCTATCTGAAATATAATCATTCCACGGTTGAATATACTGCGTTACAGGTGCATCTTTTGGTTGTTCTAGATAAAGAATACCAGACAATCCTGTTGAACTATGATTATGTACTGAATGATATTCACCTTTCTTATAACTCACAGACCAAGCATCTTCTATTCGTATATCTTTCTTTAATGTTTCGGACAACATATTAAATTCTTCTTCGAGTATTGTAACTAAATCTTCTTTAAATTGAATACGAGCAGCTTGTCTGTTTGTAGAAAAAGTTTGAATACCGTGTTTATCTTCTGGATGTCTTTTACACAGAGATTGTAGTTTCTTTTTCTTTTCTTTAAAATTTAATGTAGGTATAGACCAATAAGGTATATTAAACATACTTTCTTGTATCATTATTCTTCTCCTACTATTTTCATAACAGTATCAAAGTCTTCTTGAACTGTCCAACTATTATTTGGTGACCAAAGTGTAGTATGTTTACCTTCGTCTGATTTAAGTACATCTTCAAATATTGATTGCACTTTACTCACATCAATTGCTATTCTTTTACCTTCATAAGGCACAGTAGCATTTGTAAATATTTTATATTTCATTATTATCTCCTAAAAATAATTCTCATGTAATTCATGTCTATTTGATATTCTTAAATTTCCTGATACACTTACTCTTGTGCATTTAGATTTATATGGTACGACCCAATGTTGTAGTAAAGAAGGAAACATATATATGTCTCCTGTTTGAGGAATTATCGCATGTCCTGATGTTGTCCATTTTGGTCTTGATGGTGTACCATATTCAAAAAGCAAACATCCTGGT